CCAAACAAAACTTTATGCTTCCTCAATTCTTTACGATAACGAGCAACCCAAAAAAGCGTATGATTTTTTAACCCAACACGTCATACCTTATGTTGATGAACATTATTGGCTTCCGCTCTATACCGCAGGAGGGCAAGCAAAAGAAAAAGAAGCTGAATTAGGTATGCAACCTATCGCTGGGAACACAGGACGCTTAGATGACCCCGCAGAGCCTATCCCTTGTTGGACACTCTTTACTGCTTCACACATAAGGTCAGATGGCACAATGACCGCCTGTTGTTTAGACGGAATAGGTAATTGGGAAATGGGGGATCTGACTAAGAATACGTTTATGGAATGTTGGCATTCAGAGGATTTCAAGAAACTAAGACAGGCTCACCTGGATAATAATATCATTGGTACTAAATGCGAAAAATGCGCAATGTATTAATTCTCATACTATGTGTTTTATTTATGGGATGTGAAACATGGCCGCAGTTGCCGGAGAAGAGCGCTGCTTATCGTACCGCTAATGAAACCTATATAGTAGATAACACCACGGATGAAGAATTTTGTCATAAGTTTGTTACTGATAATAACATAATCAAGGCTTATTATAAGGGGAAGGAATTAGAATGCACAAACGAGTAACAAAGGCGCACGTGAAGATTTTAATTTGGCGCAGAATAAATAAACTGCAATGAGTGATGAGAGGCGAAATAATGAATGCCCGCAATGCGGGAGTGAATTTATATATTTTAACGGAAAGGAGGTGTGCTGCACGAAGTGCGATTGGAAGGAAGTAGCTAAGAGAAGCGATGATCATAAACTCTCCACGATAGGAGAAATCAAAGATGCGTGGGGAATATAAAGGAGGATAAAATGGTTATAATCTTGAAAATTTTAGCGTGGGCAAAAGTAAATTTAGCAAGTTTACTCGGTGCGTTGCAATTGGTGATTAAGGCCGCAAAGGAACTACTTACTGCGATAGTCAATCTAATCAGTCTAATTCTGCCTACAGCTGGCGCACAGAAAATTGTTTTGGCAATACGTGCTGCTCTTGAGTGGCTTGATGCTCAGATTGAGAAACTTAAAGTACAATTGATTCCAGTAATATCATAGGAGGAAATATGGCTGAGGGAGAGAAGGTAGATTTGGTCAAGGCGGTAAGGAGTGTTGCGACACCGGTGTATTGGATAAAGAGTTTGATGTACGGCCTTGGTATAGCCTGCCTTCTTTTCATTGGCTTTGGTGTGTACAAGGCTTATTTTAAGAAACCATTACCTAATCAAAATATCACTGTCGGCCAGGGCGGACAGGTTACCATAAGGAATGAGGCAGCCAAGAGGCACCTTATTTTATTCGCTGAACCCTATATCGGGGTAGATACAAAACAGAAAGCAAGCATTGGCACGCGCGTGGGTGCCAGATGGGAGTTCTAATGGGATTAAACGGGGAAAGACGGCAGGATATAGGATTAAAAATGGTCTATGTAATTTTAACTGCGATTATTACATTGTTGATGGCAATATTTTTTAACAAGACTTATTCAATTGCCGATCAGGCATTGGCAATGAGCAATGAGAATAAAAAAGACATAGCAGTTCTTGCTCAATGCATCAAAGGAATAGATTTATCTCTTATAAGGATGGATTTAAAACTGGATAATTTATTACTTAAAAAATAAGGAGAAATTATGGCTAAAACATTAACTGAAATGGCCGGGAATGTGGGGAATATGGTTCAGGACACCTCTGCCGCATTTGCAATCCTAATTAAGGTGTGGATCAACGACGGCTACCGCGACGCCTGGAGGCGATGTAATTGGTCGGAGACAATCAACGATGATTATACAATTACGTTGGTGAGCGGAACGCAATCTTACGACCTGCCTTTGGATTTCGAGGATGAGCTCTTCTGCGCGGATACCACCGACGGCTTTTATCTTGACCGCTACACTGAAGGTAAATGGTGGCAGGAGAGGGCAACGGCATACTCTGGTGGCAGTATCACGGGTGGGACAGCGACGCGGTATGTAATTCTTAAAGAAAAGACGCGATCTGATTATAAGGGATTGGGCGTGATAAAATTTGATCCAAAGCCTAACAATACTCATACGATCGCCTTGCCATACAAACGCAAGTGCAACAAGCTGATTGCAGTCTCTGAAACATGCACTACCGATACAGCAAATAAAGTGATTGCTTCTGGTGGAACGTTCATTACCGATTTGGTCCAAGTAGGGCACATTATAAAAAATACCACTGATGGCACTTACGGCAGAGTTGCTTCAGTTGATAGTGAAACGCAGTTGACTGCGGATTGGGATATGTGTCCTGATGGTAATGAAGCGATAGAAATTTTTACTTATCCTGAAATATCAGACATTGAGGCGGCGGTGGAATGCTACGCAACTTCCTTGGCTGAATCTTACAAGCGGCAATATCAGAAAGCGCAGTTCTGGGGAAACCGGTATGAGCAGGAATTGGCACGCAGGATAGGGCAAAACAGAAGCAAGATCAACCAAAAATATCAATGGATTCCGGGCGGAACAGGCGCCCAGAACACAGCGCCATTTACAGGATGGGCATCGTACAAATGACTTATAGATTTCCAGACGGAACAGATGACCAATATTTGACATTAGAAGTGCCGGATTCCTCCGGCGGTATCAATACACGTTTCCAGGCAGAAGAAATAGAAAATAACCAAATGACTGTGGCCTACAATTTGGATATTTCTACTCCCGGTAAGAAAAAGAAGCGATTAGGAAATTTAACCGTATTAAATGACCTAGGTGCTACACCAATACTTGGTTTGATTTATCAAAAAGCTCCGTCTGTAGATTCAAGGATGGCGTTTATTTTTGGTAAAAGAATGTACAAGCACACCGATCCGCTTAACACTTCGGGTTTCTGGACAGATATAGATTCAACCGACCATTTTACGAATAACTTAACGACTACGGTGAGTATTTTAGCTGGAGATAAATTATTTTTCTCTAATGGAACTGACAATGTATTTAGTTACGACGGCACAAGCATTACTGACGAAGGTGCTACTTCTACGGATCCGCCAAAAGGAAAGTGCTTGGCATACTTCAAAAATAGACTTTGGGTAGCAAATACTACAGCATTGCCAGATGCCGTTTATTACTCCAATGCCCTAGCCACGCAAACATTTGATACTTCAGTACAGATATTCAGGGTTGCTACCGGAGATTCAACTGGCGTAACTAACATGATCCCATTTACGGATAGCTCATTGGTGATTTTCAAGGAACGGTCCGTCCATGAATTATTGGTTTCGGGCGATACTGCAGCTTACTGGAATTTAAGGCCAGTGGATTCAAGCCATGGGTGCGTGGCACCGGATTGTGCAAAGTATTATAATGGGAAGATTTTTTTCCTTTCGCACGATGGGGTGAGGGTATTACCATTGCAGGCCAATGCGGCTTCTTATCTGATCAAGACCGAGATAGACGATATCAACTGGACTTACATCGATCGGGCCAAGATGGTGATTTTTGATGATAAATTATTCTTAGCCGTGCCTACCGGAGATACCGCTTATCCTAACAAAGTATATGTTCTAGATTTAATTACTAACGGTTGGGTAGTTTATACTGGTTGGAACGTCGGTTGTTGGGGGGTTTACATTAGTGGGAATGAAGAAGTTTTGATGTATGGTGATGCTAATGATGGCAAAGTTTATAAGTGTTTCACATCCACCCAATTTAATGATGGCGCTTCCACCGCGATCAACTATCAGGAAGAAACTAAATCATTCGAATTTGAGCGGCCGTTTCATTACAAAGTGGGTGGGGAGTTGGAGGTGGATATTGCCTCGAGCACTGGCAATACAGTGACGGTTTCCGCGGCCATAGATGGTGGAAGTTATACTACCTTGGGAACTTGCACCGCAACAGATAAATTTAGGTTAGATGGTTTGGGAAAATTTAAAAGAATAAAATTTAGATTTGTAAGCAATGCTGCTGCCACGGAGCAGTTGATTTTCAATGGCTTTAGGTGTACGACCTTTATGGAAGAATATCAGAGCGAGGTATAGATGGCGACGATAACTCCTTCATATTCATTAACTTATGCAGAAGAGTATGATCCAATTCTTATAAATGCTATTTTCAATGCTTTGACTATCGGAGCGATAATCGGAGCAGACATAGCGGCAGGAACTATTCTGGGAGCCAATATTGCAACGAATACGATTACAGGTGGGAATGTCGCGGCGGGTACGATTTCAGGTGACAAGATTGCGGCCAATGCTATCGGCGCAACCCATATCGCCTCCAATAGTATTTCTGCCGATGATATTCAGGCGGATGCTATAACCGCTACCAAGATATTGGCTGGTGCGGTTACTACAGATAAATTATATGTTGGCGCGGTCACGGCTGAGAAGATAACCGTTTCCTCGCTGGCCGCTATCTCAGCCAACTTAGGGGAAGTAACTTCGGGAATAGTCACGGCAGCCACGGTCAGAACTTCGGCTAATCCTGGATTGAGTAGGGTGATAATGGATGATGCCGGCCTGAGAGGATATGATGCGACTTTAGGGTTGACTTTTAAAATACCGACGGACGGCACTGCGCCCATATTTGCTAATGGGATTATTCAGAGTGCGACTATCATCGATACCACATTTGTTTCTAATCAATTTAAGACCTCAAATAATTTACCATGGATAGAATTGGACGACGATGGAATGTCGTTGCGTGAGAATGCGTTTGACGCTTTGTATGGAACGGCGGTATATGGAACAGATATTTACGGGCCTTCACAAAGTGGGTTTATTTTTAATACTTCTAAACCTATACTCTATGTAGAAAAGGAAAGAGAGTATGCAGACATACATTTGTACAATCGAGCATCTGCTGTTCCCTCAGGTGCTTGCGAAGTTGGGGACTTATGTTGTATTGGGGGGAAATTAAGGATTTGTACCGTAGCTGGCACGGGTGGAGCCGCGACGTGGGTTGTAGTTGGAGACCAAACTGCCTAGGAGGATAGATGGCTGAAATATATGCAAAAGTAGATAGCAATACATTAGGAATCACCGCTACAAAGACCATTCCAAAGACTGATTTGCTTGCCCAGAAGAAAGTTTTGGAATTACGCATAGCCGATTTAGAATTACAATTAAAAGCCGTGGACAACAAGTTAAAAATATTGGAGGGAATATGAGCCTGAAGGAAGAAATTTTTGATATTATCAGAGACC